TAACATCTGACCATACCTGGCCGTCAGAGTCTCCGAGACGGTATACAGTTTTAGGTTCGGACGATGATCTTAATTGGACAGTCATACGTAATGTTCAATCCGGAGATGGTAATAATAGATCTCTCGCAGCTTCTACGGCACCTTCCGCGGGTCTCGTTATGAATGGTTTAGTAAATGCGAGTAGGGGATATACGTACATAGGAATTGTCATAACACAATTACAAAATTACAATCATTACGCACGTATTCCTAGAATGCGTATTTACGGACGTGTTGAGAACGACCTGGTCCGCCTTCCCGATCCCACGAATGTCTTGAAGTATCCGCACATTGCGATGACTGGTCCGGCTCAGAGGGGGTATGTGGCGACGGCTTCTGCTCAAGAAACTAACTGTCCACCATGGGAAGCTTTTGATGAAAGTGTGGCAACAAACACGAGTGGTTGGATTTGGAATACTGGTGGTACTCACAATTTGGGTACTGAATCTGGATCGGGTACAGCCACAGACGGAGGTCACTGGATTCGTTTAGAATTACCACATAAATTGGTTGTAAATCGAGTTGACGTGATATCGGATGCTCAAAATCCACAAGGACAAACTGAATTTCCGGATGAATATGCCATATATGGGTGGAATGGTAGTGGAACGTGGACAAAATTATTAGATGTTACAGGGAAAAACCCCACTCTCGGTACATCAACAACATTTAGTGATACAATAAGTAACTCAACCGCATATAAACATATAGCTTTAGTGGTTAAGAGTTATTATAATAATAGTTCGAGTTATGGACGTATTGCCGAAATCAAATACTACGGCACAGAAGAGGCCACCTCGATCCCCATCCAGATCGGTGGCGGGAACATCGATAAGGTGGCGAACTTTAGGGTGTACGACAAGTTTATTGGGGAGGACCAAGCCCTCGAGATTTGGAACGCCCAAAAGGAGGAGTTCGGGCGCGCGAAACCGCAGATGGTTCTTCAACAAGGAAAATTGGGGATAGGCACGGATGCACCCCAAGGATCCTTGAGTGTGGCGGATGAACCCCACGTTCCGGAAGAGTTTCCTCCCGGGGCTATGACTGATAATAATACACATTTTGCGGGACATGGGACGTTTAAGGCGACTTCTGAATGGACTAGAGATTCAGCTTATGAACCTTTTGCGGTGTTCAATAAATATACACACGATACAAACGTCACTGGATCACAAGATCGCATGTGGTGGTCTAGTATTAACGCGTTTACTGGTAACCCAGGTGTATTTAACGGTGACGCTACTAAAAATATAGGTGGATACACGGGCGTCGGACTTAAAATTGAGATGCCTTACAGTATATTATGCAATCGTATTGATCTGTATCCTAGAAATCCGTACGGATATCCACAATATACACAAAATCCACGTGCATTTAAGTTTATAGCGAGTAAGGATAATGAATTTTGGGATTTATTACATGAAGAAACAAATTTCGTGGACAGAGGGGGTACAGCTCACCCATTTCATATCACCACTACACAGTATTATAAATATTTCGCGATCGTCGTAACAGGTGTTGGCGATGCTACACTTGTATCGATCGTAGATTTACAATTCTTCGGCACCCGTGAGCAGGGTCAATCCGTCCTCCACGATGGCCAACTGACCCTCACAAAATCGTTGTACTGTCCCGGTGTGCCCGTGCAAATAGTTTCTAAGGTTTATAAAAAACAGGTAGCATACGGTTCAACTAATTCTGATAGAAACATAAAAGAGTTAGATATATCAATAAAACCTAAATTTGCAAACTCTAGAATTCTTTTACATTGGATGATAAACGGTGAATTACACCAAGACGTTGTTATACGCGTCGCTAGGGATGGTTCGTATATAATACACGGGTACAATGAAACACAAGGAACAAATCAGTGGAGTGGTGTAGCGGCTGGAGCGTACGACCTAAACGAAGATTCTACACCTGAGAATTATTGTATAGATACATACGATGAACCAGGTGGTACGAACACATATAACTATCAAATATATATAGGATCATCTTCAACGGGTAATTATCCGGCTTATATAAATCGAACGTACGCCAGCCTCGGGGCTAATTACAGAGAGGCAGGAATATGTTTTATGAGTGCTACGGAAATTGCTCAGTGAAATTTTATTTGGATATATTAAATGTCGGACGTGACACAGGCGTTAGTTAGTTTATATCCGAATTGTGAATGGAGTATAGAAGATGGTATGTATGAAAAATTAACATGGACCGATACAAATACTTCCAAACCAACCCTCGAAGAATTAACAGCTAAACAAGAAGAACTCACGGCGGCCCAACCTATGAAAGATCTCCGTAAAGAACGCGACGAGTTACTCATCAAAACGGATAAGTACGCCCTTCCCGATTGGCCACACGAATCCCTCGCGAAACAGAGAGAATGGCTCGAGTACCGCCAGGCTCTAAGGGATCTTCCCACGGTGACCGAAGATCCGGCGAACGTTGTTTGGCCAACCGTTCCAACTGCATAGGACTTGCCCCACACCTAATAACACGTAAATCATTTCTTACGTTATATTAGATGTCTATCAATAATTTGAATACGTACCTGAACATCAAGGACTCCCACCTTCGGGTGGTTTCGGGAAACGTGTATGCACAGGCGATGAATATTGGTGGAATAAACGTAGAGACCGCCCACGGTCTCCAGAGTGTTTCCAACACGGGGAACGTTACCTCGAATACCCTTCAATTTTCTAACGCGATAACGGGTTTCGTGACGACCGCGAACGCTCAGATCGGTCGGGATCTCGTGGTGTCCGGAAATACGACGGTTTCAAAAGAATTAACGGTCACGAGTAACGCGACCGTCTCTTCGAACCTTAACGTATCCGATGATCTCATCGTGACCAATAACATCCTCACATCCAATAATTTAACGGTAACGGGAAATGCAACTATATCGGGAAACGTACACGCGGGAGGAGAAATAGAATTATACTCAAACCTTAATATTCAACAGGTTTCTAATACGGCTACAATTAAGGCGACGTCTAATGTCGTCACGGAGTTCCCCCGGTCAAAGAAGCTTATCAAGTATCCGCGGGTGGCTTTGAGTACAGACGCTGGAAATCATTCAGCACTTGGATCTGGGTACACACAAGATGAATACACTGTTAAAGTATCGTCTGAAATGTCTAATTATAAAGGAACAAAGGTGTTCACGAATACAAATCTCAGCAATTCAGATACATGGATTTCCGCTGAATACAAATATTCTTCTGGTAATCCTGTTTCTGTTACGACAAACGTAAATAAATTTGGTCAAAACGGTGAATGGTTAGAAATTAAACTCCCCAATAAAATAAAACTTTCGTCTACTAAAATATTTACTAGACGTCAATATATCACTGAGCGAATCGTAAAGGCTGATATATGGGCTTCGAATACGGGTACCGACGGTGACTGGGTGAAACTCACGACGATCAATTTTAATGATAGTTACACCGATACTATCCCAATGGTATCAGATATATATAGCTTGATATATTACCGGTATTTTGCTATACAAATCACACAAATCGGCACTTCAACTTCATACGCGAATATAGGTGAATGGGAACTTTTCGGCGTCCCCGAATACGACCCCGAGGCGCACGGAACTGATGTGACCGTAAAGTCATACCCCAATGTTCCCAACACAGATTGGTTGGAGGTCTACTATGATGCGAAGGGATTAGCCGTGATGCCAAACCCAGTTCCAGATGAGACGACTAATAATAGGGACGGTGTAGTGACGGGGGCGACTTTGGATACAACTGGGGGTATCGAATCTTTTGCATTTAACGGCGTAAATCAGACTATAACATTATCCGACGTGGGAATTTCTGGTGGACAGGCACTAAGCATGTCTGGTTGGTTAAAAGTTAATTCTGCAGGTGAGGTCGCCCGTATGGGTATAGGAACGTATACAGCAGCACGTTGTATGTACTTTACTGTGGACAATAGCGTCGGTACCTATTATATTGTATGTAACGCTCATAATAATGTTTATACCGGAACATTTACTCCGAATACATGGATACATGTAAATATGGTTTATACGGGAGCCACGTACTTAGGCGGTTATATATCCGGTACAACATTATTGCTATATATTAATGGAAAAATACAGACACCTTCAACTCCCGCGGCTGGTACAACACCTTTAAATTTACCTTCACCGTGCCCATTACGTTTAGGAAGAGGAATCGACGGAGGATACACGGCGGGTTCCATCGCGAACTTCCGCATCTTTAACCGAGCCCTAACCTCCGACGAAATCTACCAACTCTACGCCTACCAGAAGGAGTATTTCGGGCACGGGGACCTGTCCATGACCTTCAAGGCGGGGCGTTTGGGAATTGGGACCTCGGAGCCTCGGGCGATGTTGGATGTGCGAGGGGGTATATACGCTCCCGGGACGACTGTTCAGATGGTTCATAATCATGTATATGATTATCACACAGTGAATAGTAACAATGGTTTAATTACCCCCATGACCACAAGTATCACACCCAGATTCAATAATTCTAATATTCTTGTTCAAATGATGGTTAATGGTGAAGGTCAACATGACGCGACATTCAGGATTTTACGGTATATCAATGGATCTTCTACGGGTGTGCATATGCCTCCCGATACAGTTCAAACACCCGCACACACGGATGGTATCGCACCGGTCACATTGGACGGTGATAATAATAGTACATTGGGTTCAGTACACATAATGTTCGTAGATACACCGAATACAGTAGGTGTCGTTGAATATAAATTATACTACAAGAGGCGCGATAGTTCGTCGGTGGATCGATTTTCACTAAACCAGGTACACGCAGATGCAACCTCTAATTATACTGGCGGTGAACACAGCTCAAGTTCGGTTGTGTTACAAGAAATTGCACACTAATTTCTTTGGTTATATTAATAATGACCATGATCAATGTAGTCGTACCTCTTAGTACATATTACGGTAACTGTGTATGGAGTATATCAGGTACTCACTATGATAATTTAGAATGGTCGGAAGAAAACACACTTCCTAAACCAACCCTCGAAGAATTAATAGCTAAACAGCAAGAACTCTTGAGAGAACATCCCTGGAAAAATCTCCGCCAAGAACGCAACAGGCGCCTCGCCGAGGTGGATTGGATTTTCTCTGAAGATTATTCGATCGATGATGACTCGTACCAACAATGGCTCACGTACCGCAAAGCCTTACGCGACCTCCCTTCACTCACAGAAGATCCGGAAAATCCCGTTTGGCCGGAACAACCGGCGATGCCTTCGGGAACGACCGAGAATAAAGATC